TGTTCTCAACGGTCATAACTTCCACCGCCTGAAATAACGGGTCTGTGCCCTCAATCCTTTTGGTTGCTATGTCAATATCCTTGTCTATTCCGATGAAATGCCGCCCTGTATGGACACAAGACACGCCCGTTGTGCCGCTACCAGTAAAGGGGTCAAGAACGGTGTCGCCTTCGTTGGTGCTGTGATAAATAATGTTCTCGATCAAGTCTACTGGCTTTGGTGTAACGTGTTCGCTTCGACGCGCAATCTCATAATTCCACACGCTATGGTGTGTCTTTTGATTGTTAAAGGTATAGCGCAAGTCTTCATATTCCCGGCGCAAGTCTTCATATTCCCGGCGCAAGTCTTCATATTCCCGGCGCAAGTCTTCATATTCCCGGCGCACGAACTCATGCCTCAACGGTAATTTCTCAAGGACTTGATAGGTTTCTTCCGTTGGCATATCCCACTGACTTGAACCCCACCGGAAACAGTGGTCTGCTTGTTGCCCTATCCTTGCGAGTATTTCCAACTTGTTCAATCCAAGGGCTTCTTGATAATATTTAAAATATTGACGGAGCGTGCTGAAATTGTTCATGTCAAGTTTTACCGTTGTCAATCCCGTTTCATCTTGGAAGGTATAGAATAGACAATATTCAGCCATCTTCTGATAATTTCGCAATCCTTCAGGGACAACGAACCCATCAAGAAAGCCCTTGTTCCTTGCGCCATCAAACCGCTTATTCCAGACAATGAACTGCTTGAAAATAAAGGTTGTATTCTTCCTAATCCATAGCATCAAATCAGCTACCTGCTCCATGTCATTATGGAAGAAATAAAAAGACCCCGTGTCTTTCAGTACTCTTTGACATTCAAGAATCCACTTACCACACCATTCAATGTAATCCGGTATTTTATCCCATTCAGCTTTCCCGATATTATAGGGCGGGTCAGTCACCACCGCATCAACCGAATTATCCGGCAGTGTCTTCATTACTTCGAGGCAATCACCTTGAATAAGCTTCATAATCCCACAACCTTAACCATTCCAGAGTAACCTTTCCCCGCTATCCACTTCAAAAACTGTGATGTGCTATCTACCATGTCATCGTTGGCATAGAGAGGAAACTGTGTCATCTCACTTTCGTAATCTACAAGCCATGATGCTTTCTCTGGTAAAAACACCTTCCCCGCCTCTATTTTATCTGACTCAACCGACATCCTTGTTTCTTTCTCTACATTTTTTGGATCTATACCAATAACTGGAATCCTAGTATCATATTTTAGGTCTTGAATAAGACTCGTACCAGATGACTTGTCCTCTATTAAAACCGCACTTGGCTTAAATTTGTCATAAAGTTTAATAACAGTCCTTTTAAGTATTGGATATTCAAGTCTCTTTCTAAATACATCTATCAGGTAATATCCATCTTTTGTAACACCCCAAGTAGTGCATACACTAGGATCGTTTAGCTCCTCTGGTTTGCTCGCAGTGTCATACGACTGTATAATCCTTTCAAATTCTGGAAGCTCAGTATAGTACTTAAACCACGCTAGCTTAACTATTCCGCCCCCTATGTTAATTGGTCTTTGCTGATACTGTGCGTTCCATTCTCGTGTTCCTATTGTCTTTTTAACTAGATCAAGATATTCTTTTGTAAATATTTCCATTTCAGGCCAAATCGGATCACCCTCATTCCTTCTAATTATGTCGTTATCTGTCTCCGCTAGCGCTGGAACGCTTATAACAGTCCAGTTTTCTCTTTTGTGTTCAGTTAAAAGCCATCCGGTAAGGTCACTGTTAGTCCATCTAGTCTGACAAACTATAATAGCATTTTGGGGCATAAGCCTCGTATAAGCATCGCCCTGATACCAAGACCTCAGCCTACCTTGCTTTAATGCACTGTCTGCCGCCTCTCTTCCCTTAATCGGGTCATCAATAATAAGTAAATGAGCACCACGACCAACTATCTGACCACCCAAACCTATCGAAAAGTATTCTCCCCGCTGAACCGTGTTCATTCTATGGATTGACTTTGATGAAGGTGAAATCTGACACGCTGGAAAAATTCTCCTATGAAGCGGGTCTATCATCTGGTCTCTTACTGCTCTACCAACATCGTCAGCCTTTTCCTGTCCATGGGTAACAAATATTATCTTCTTATCTGGATTTCTTCCCCAGTACCACGCTGGAAAGAACTCCGAAAGCTCCATTGTCTTTCCAGCACGAGGAGGAAGGTTTATAATAAGTCTTCGTATCTCTCCACGTTCAACCGCTTGCAGTGCATTAGCTACAACCAAATGATGCCTGGCTACCCTGTATCCATTCCAAGAGGCAGTTATGTATGCTAATAGCCTTGAATAACATAGCTGTTCTACGGTCGGCTTAGCTACTGGCATTTACTACCTCTATAGACTTTTCAGTGCTAACCTCTATAACCTCCGCATCAATAACATCGTCAAGCTTGCTAAGACCCGCCGCCCTTACAATAGCATCCACGGCATCTTTATCAAAATTAAAGTTTAACGATGGAGCAGCAGACCTCTCATCCCAGCCAGCATCTTTTCCAAGACACTTAATTGCAAAAATGGTAGAGTTGGACTGTGCCATCCCGTGCTTACTGTCAGAGGCTATTTCTGTATTAAGTCCGATATAGTAATCTAACATTTCTGCTCGCAAAACCTCAACGGCTTTCAAGAAGTTAGCATCTTTCTTCCAATATTTATAGTATCTGTCTTTGCTAACACCAATTGCCAGAAGTGTCGCATTTACCTTGAAATTATTTGCTTCCATTGACTCAAGAAACATTCTTTTTTTAAGCCCACTATCGTCTTCTGGGTCGTCCCCAAGCGGTATCATCTCACTTGCGGCATGAAGTGGCTTTACGGAATCCTTATTCACTTTAGCCTTTTCAAGTTCTGCCTGAAACCATCCATTGTGCTTAAATTTCCTCTGGTACATCATATATGATATGCCAAGCTTGTCGCAGGTTTCATATATACCTACTCCATTCAAAAAGTGGCGTATAATTTTGTACCCAAGTTCCTTTTCCTTAGCCTTAAGTGCTTTTTGTGCCATATTAATCCTATTTGTAAACTGCTTTATAGTTTACCCTGTAATCATCTTCAGTAGACGATTTCCTGTTTTTTGAGACAGGCATTTCCCATTCGATCTCATCCCATCGCTCCAAAAACTTATCCCCAACTACTTTCTGGTCTTTGGAAAACATATTCTTTGTATTTCGCAAAATTATCATGGTACTCCTTGTATAATTCCTATGATTCCAGTTTGGAGGTCTCCGGCCCGAAGGCGTGAGTTCCAACGTTATCGAGGCTGTACCCCAGCCCAGAATTGAGAATTACTTTAGCCGCATTGATATCACGGTCATGTTGTGCCCCACAAGCACCGCATTCCCAATTCCTTACAGCAAGCCCACCCAATCCTGTTGGACCAGTTAAGACCCCACAGTTCGAGCAAGTCATGGTGGTATGTCTTGAATCAACTAAAGCACATTTTCTACCGTGAACGTCACTCTTGTAGAGAATGAATTGCCTTAATTGACTTATTCCGGCATCACCTACAGACTTTCCAAACAGCTTAGCCTGCCCTGCTAAATTATCGTTGGTAATATAAATTTCCGAATAATTTTCCACAATTTTCCTTGAAACTTTATGATTATAATCCTTGCGTCTGTTTTTGGTTCGTTCGTGTAACCGAGCTGTAAGCTTTTTCCTCCCGCCTCTTTGCGCTTGCGCTAAGCGTTTTTGGGTTTTAACAAAGTTTCTTTGGTTTCCTATTTTAGTTCCATCTGAAAGAACCGCTAAGTACTTAAAGCCTGTATCTATTCCTACTTTCTTGTCAGTAGCCTGCACTGGAAATTCGTGAACAACATCTATTATTAATTGCAAATACCACCCAGAAGATCGTTTGAGTATTCTTGCGTTTTTAATTTTCCCTTCTGGTATTTCCTGTTTGTGATACCTAACTTTACCGAGTATTGGTATTCTAATCGTACCTTTTGTCACCCTATTCGCAGGAATAATGTCTGGAAACGGGATGCTGTTTAGCTTATTCCTAACTGACTTTAGTTTGGGTTTCCCATGAATCTTCTTGAAGCAATGCTTCCAGGCAAGATAAGCTCTATCTAAAATCCCGTTAATCGTATGTGAGGGAATTTTAATTTTTTTACTCAAGCTTGGCAATGCACCCTTAAAATCAAACCTACTAAAGTAAATTTTGTCCCTAGCGTTAA